CGTCTGTAGAAGAATGTGCCGGGACTGCCAGTAGGGCTGATGCCCAGGATCGCATCCATCTTAACCGATATGCCGAGTCCGATCATATTACAGGTTGTGTGCTGCGACTACCCCGGATGTGAGAGTGATTGCTGAAACATCACCATAGATAACCAGACCAGCTGGAAGTGTAATTGCTGTGTAGCCGTCCGAGTTGGTATTGTTCGGCATTGTGATTGATGCTATCACTGCGTTGTTAATAACTTGAATAGCACCCCACACGCCCGTATGCGCAGCCGTGTCGTCGATGACTTCGTTGCCCGACAGCGAGAATGATAGTGTATTGTTTCGTAGTCCTGCTCCTCCGTATCCCATAATTAATTTCTCCTTTGAGTTGTTCCGCTAGTTCTAATGCGTTTACCGATGTTTGATTTGTTGTTGCGGCTCTGAGCTTTTTCCAGAGACCACATTAAATATTCCTTAGCTGCCTTCTCTTCGTACAGTGCAGACTCAATTTGTCCGTCCATACGTAGGAAGTCGGCGTAACAAGCATGTGCCAGAAACTCGAACCATTCAAACGGAATGTCCGTAGAGCTGGCTGTGTAGTCCGTGAATTCCTTCTTGTAGGTCACCCACACGCTCGTTGTTGCTGTTGGTGCGATGTTAAGTATGTGAGCCCCCGTGGAGTCCACATAGAAGTCATACTCGTACACTGAGCCGTTTAAGAAAGGCTGCTGACTGTGGATACGATTGAACTCACCGATGTTGTTCTTGGCTGTCTCTGCATATGGGACAACTTGTCCAGCGTCAACTGTGCGCTCTTCACCGACAACGATGAAACGAGGCCACACAGCGCAGGCGCTATACGCCGAGAATGCCCGACGGTTTACAAAGCTCAGAATCTTACCTACCTCTGATGACGGGTCGAACGAGTCTACGCCAGCCAGCGCCTCGATGGTGTCTATTAACTGCGCGTATGTTCGGTTCTGCATGTGTTAGATCTTGTTGGGTGCTAGGTCGCTGAAGTTCTTCTGGTAATACTTGATGAACTCCTCTGAGTGAACCTCGTCATGTCCGTACTTACTTGTAAGCCGGAAGAAGTCACGGTGTGGAATTGTAGCAATGCACTCACCTAGGACAGGGTGAATCTTGCCTTTGTGCTTTTGAGCATCTTTACGGGCTTGGTCGACTCGGGCCTTCTCACCAGCCTTTTCCATTTGCATGCCCAAGCGGATTTCTCGCTCAAAGGCTCTGTTAAGCTCCTCACCGGAGTAGCAATTTTCTGGAAGTTTTGTAATAATGTTCATATAAAAAGGGGTGGGATGACCCCGCCTAAGCGAAGCCACCCCGATTTGATTAGTCCTTATGCATTCGGATCGAGATCAATGATCGCGAAACGGAATACAATTTCACCAGCAGTCAGCTCAGATAGAGCGTAAGACTGTCCGGTTGATGTGTTTGGAGAGAACGTGACAGCAATGCTGCCAGCGGCTGTGAATACAGTACCGTTTTCGTTGTCTACCAATGCACCGGTGTTAGCTACATAGCTAATTTCAGTGCCATCAGTGTGTAGTTGAGCAATAGTAAGCAAGCCATCGACGTCGCCGCCTGTGACACCAACGATTACATCCAACTCGTCACCAGCGCCAGAGTCGTCAAACGCTGTGCGCAAGTGCGCGGAAGCAGCGGTAACAAGACTGCCGGCAGGGACAGTATATGTGAATGTTTGATCGGTATCATCAGTAGACTGTGTGAAGTCAGAGTACTTGATTACGAGTTCGTCTGTGAAGTAGACGTTTTCTTGATTTGATAATTTAGCCATATAATTAGTCCTTAGCTAAGAGTTGTGATTTTGCCGTGTGCGCCAGGGTGTTTGATCCCTAGTGTCAAGGTCGAGTCCATGTAGCCACGTTTGCCGCCACCTTCGTCTTCAAGCTGATAGCTCATAAGAGGAAGAAGCTCATAAATGCAAGCGTAGTCAAGGTTAAGTAGGTAGCCGTAGTCCTTGTTGGTTGTATCTGGGGCGCAAACAGGATTCATGTTTACGATGGAGATAACACCGTGGTGTGAGCGGTAAAGCTCAACACTCAATGTAACCTCACCAGAGCCACCGTCATAGTTGACGTTACGGACAATCGATGTTTGGTCACCAAGGTACTGGAAGTCGCTGATCTTGCGGCGAAGCTCAGTGTCAGCAACAAGAGTCAGACCATTGCTTTCGCCGTTTACACGGTAGACGCTGGTGATCATGTTGTTGAGAACTGTTTCCGTGAATGTACCGGATGCGTGGATGTTTCCAGCAGGTGTGCGGAACGATGCAGGGACGTCAGAAGGTCCAGCAGAATCGATCCATGTATCTAGACCGCTCATTTGGTTCTTTGTGCCTGCGCCGTCTTCCGTTGCCTTAGCACCGTTGTCCATAAGAGTAAGCTCGATGTCGCGCTTGATCTCACGGAGGCACTTCTTCTGTGCCTGTACGGAGTTTGCTGGTCCGACGGAAGAGATTGCATCCTGAATTTTGGATACTTTCCAGTCGCGGCGGAATGTTTGTACACGATTGTCGAGACGAGCTCGGCCTTCGAACTTATCAGCGAAGCTTGTTACGTCTTCGCCTTCGCCTACAGGCTCGTTGCGTGGAGAGTCGAGCAAGTCGACGGTCCATTCAACCTTGGTTGCAGAAGCCTTTTTCTTAGGAAGACTTGAAAGGATTGGTGTATCTTCGGGAGCAAATATAGTGAGGTCATCAGTAAGATGTTCGCGGTTAGATACAGCCGACCCAGTGTTTGTTGTGTCGTATGTATTTGAGAATGCCATGTTGTTTTTGTTTAGTTAGTTGTTAGCTGTGTCTGGCTAGTTGCCATTTATCCCAGTCGTCGGGGCTGCCTGTCTTCTTGTAGCGTTGATGTAGTTCTTCGATGGCTTTGGTTCTGTTGGCGCTTAACTTCCGTGGAGCAGCTGCTACAGGATGTTGTGACCTCGGTGGTTCCGTCTGCATCTCGTTGGGCTTAATCTCTTCGCCTTCTTCTTCCTCAGCTGGTTTTTCCTTCTTCGGCTTTGGCTTATCCGCACCGTGTAAGCTATTTGCGGCGTGCGCAATAACAAACGGGAGATAGGCCGCTACTTCAGGTGGAGCTGATTCAATCAACTTCTGATACATTGGTCCTTCGAGTTCAGCGTTGTACTTCTTGTATATCTCACTGTCCTCGTCTTGCATCCACTCTAAGTCCACTTTAGCCTTGTCGATTAGTTGTGCCTTAATCTGTTCGGCTTGCTGCTTACTTTGAATGGTTTGTAGACGATTAGGGAGATATAACTCCATCGCTTCATCTGCCTCTCTTTTCGCTTTCTTGATCTGTGCCTTAGTGAACTCCTTATTGCCTTCGCTATAAATGACGTCGTCCGGGTTTGCAAATCCGTTATCGTCAAGTAGATCATCCGCCCATTTGAAGATTTGCTTCGACTCTTTGAACTTACCTTGCAAGTCCTCGATCGATTCCAAATCACTGAATGGATTCTCTTTTATTTCTTCTGGCTGGTCTAGGGGGTTCTTGGCTTGATATGCCGCGAAGTCTTCCTCTGCCAGCTTACGTTTTGCTGTCAACTCGTGGATGCGTTTTTCCGCACCTGGAATTAACTTCTCGCGTAAGTCAGAGAGTTCCTCTTCAGAGAGACCTTCTAAATTAATCTTAGAAAGAACATCGGGGGACTCCTCCTCGACCTCATCAGCAGGTTCACCCTGCTCAGTTGGTTCTGTTGGAATCTCTGATTCTTTGGGCTTTTCCTCTTTGGCTTTCACCGGAGAATCACCTTCTAGAATCGATTGAATGCGGCTCGCTTCCCATTGGTCCGCACTCACATTTGTCTTTGCCGTGGAGTTTTCTACAGTCTCCTCGTTAACTGCGACTTCTGTTGTACTCATATATTTGCCGCCTTTTTACGCCGTGCGATTGGCTATACTTTATTATACTGTACTGCAAAGCCTATAACTGATTGCTATAAGCTTTACGGAGAGTTTCCCAGCCTGCCAAGTCTAGCAGGTCTTGGAGTTCTGAAATTCGTCCGGATAGCTGCATGATCTGATCTGAGTTCTTATCATGTAGGTCACGGATGGTTGCTTCACGTTTCTTGTGCAGTTGCCCGATGAATCGAGCGAATGCCTCGTGTGTGTGAAGTGATGCGATGTCTGCTGGTAATTGATCTTTCATCGTTATTGCTGTTGCATACCTTGTGTTTGTACCCCACCCATCTCTGCGGGGGCTGTTCCAATCTTACCAATTTGGGCATTCTGTGCTTGTTGTAGCATGAATGTGTACTGGCCTTGATACTTCTCTAGGCGCTCACGGAAGGCTTGATCCTTCATGATACGATCCTGGATGTCCTGCTGCTGGGTGTAGCTTTGGATGATCTGTAGCGCTACCTCCGCTCCGTTTGGAAGGGCAGGGCGTTCGATGCCCGCATAGATTTGACCGAGGTCTGCTGTGACCATCTCAGCTACCTTCTTCTGTGCATCCTCAGATGGGATGAGCATTTGGTCGGCAACCACTGGGTCAATGCTGGACGCAGCCAGTGCAATAAACTTATCGATGTCCATAGTACCATTACGGTCCATTTGGATTAGTGAGGCAATTTGGCTCAGCTTCTTCTCCAATGTCTCTGGATCGGAGTTCATTACGTCGTAGCTAAGTAGAACGTCGTAGTTCTCGTTGGGGTCGCCCTTCTTGAACTCAACCATTTCGGGGGAACCAGTGACACGGAACATCACATCGTCTGGGCCGAAGCGCTGGAACATCTGGAAGCAACGGTATAGTACGCGCCCGATGTGGTCTAAAAACTTGTCGATCATTGCTTGACGCTGGATTTGGCTCAGTGGATCTTCAGTGTCCAAGCCTACTAAACGGTCAGCACGGCGTTGCATGTTCTGCTCCATCTCTACAGAGCCTTGGTCGTATGCTGGAACCGGTGCAAAGTCAATGTCACCCTTAGTCATGTATGGGATACGTGCACCAGGACCGTAGTCATCTGGAGCATAACCCATGCGGTGCATCATTGGCGGCATTGTTGAAATGCTGTTGCGGTCAATACGTGAGTCGGTCTCAATCTTCACCTGCCACTGCATACCACGGAGTAGCATAGGAACTGTATCGACGTCGTATAGGCGCTTGTTGTTCTCGTATGCCTTGGTAACCTCTACAGGGTAGTCGATGTAGCCATTGAGCAGTTCGTGCTTAGCATATGGCTTAGCTCCGTCCTCGTCGCCGCTGTAGCTCTCACAGAAGATAGTCTCATAGATACCCTCTGAGTTGTCCGCTGGGTCGATTAGACGCTGATAAGCGTGGATGATCTCTACAATCTCGTCTGCCTCGTACTCAAACCCTGTTTGCCGTGTGTTCCTACGGCCTTCATCGATGTCCTCATCTGCCCGCTGCTTCTCGCCACGGTGATGTTCGATGACATAATCTACAAAAGACTGGTCCCAACCGTCAGTGCTAACCTTATTTTCTAACTCCTGCACTGTGTAGTAGGTGCGCCAGAAGCAGTAAGGTGCTCGCTGTGGATCAGATATAAACGGCGGGAACAGAAATTCACCATCGGGTGCTAGCGTTTGGATGCTGGGGGCATTCACTGAGCGTTCAACCATAGGGAACTCTCCAGTGCCAGTTTTACGTAGGTCTTTCAGCCCTTTGCGTGCGCCAGCCTCTTTAACCGTAGGGAACATCTGTTTGATGATTGCAACTAGCTCGTCGTCTCGACCGCCGGTCATAACCATTTCCGCAATCTGTGGATTAGTCTGCATTAGCTGCTCCACTGTAACAGCCTGCTTGACTGTGCGGTCTTCTCGATGCCACCCGATGTGTGTGATTAGGAGTCCTCGCTCAAGCATGTAGTATGCCCCTAGCTCAAACTCCTTGTTAATCCTCTTGATGTATCCGCTGGTAAGCATCCACTTCATAAACTTACGTACCAATGCCGCACGCGGTGCATCCTCTAGCCCTACTGGGTTAGCTTGGATGTTTGCCCGTTTAGCTGCGTTCATCATTAAAGCTACAAGGCGCTGCATTCGCTCCTTGACTACCATACTCTCTAGGTCACTAGCACCTTCCCACGGCACGGCATCTGTACCGTACTTACGTAGGTCCTTGCTTTTCCCCGGCCAGTAGCTGTCATGCTCGTATTCGGACTCACGGCAGTAATGGAAATAGCTGCCTAGTTCAGTGACGGTGTCGTCATATGCGGAAATAAGTTCGACAACGTTTGGTTTACGTGACGTGTATGTAATAGCTTTAAAGTTTGTATCTTGATCCATAAGTATATTATACTTGTATGTATGTACTTTTTATTACATTTCAAGGTTAGGCTTGATCCAATAGTACTTCCTAACACCATCCTCCTGCTTTGCGTACACCGAGATCTTCTTATTTGCTAGCCTTCCCCGCATTCTCAGGGGGATTCTAACGGCGACACACTCGGAGCATTCCGCTATCTTTGCTCGTACATAGTTCGGGTTCGGCAGTTCTTTTACAACTCGTGCCCGCAGCATAGCGTCCATCGGGAACATATTCTCTAGCACCTCCTGTCCCGCTTCATTGACCCAGAGGTTCTTTCCTCGCCCCGTGATCGTGCTCTCGTCTAGTCGAAGCGTAGCAATTTCATGTGCTTCGTCGAAGCTGAGGCAGTATTCCTCCGCTAGTTTTCGTAGTAGTTTTTTCATATTAATAAACCTTCTTGAATTTTCTTGTTACTTTTAGTGATTTTTCTGTTACGTGTAATGGACCATATCCGTCATTTGACATACGCAAATACCGAATACAGTCGATAAAGTCCTTTAGTGCCTCGTCGCTTTTACCCTTGTGCCCCCAGTTAATGATGCTATCGACCATGTTACCACAGGATTCGTGGATGTTTAGGATGGGTTTGTTCACTGGGCCTATCGGTTCGTTGGGGTTATACTCGAACCATTTGTCCAGCGATGAGATGCCGGTGTCTATATTTATCCCGTTCGATGGTATAAAATGAATACCGCAATCCGCGAACTGCGAGAATAGATCGATGCTGTCCTCATTCTCCCGTGCGAAGTAGCGTGAGTCCCCTATACGCTGGAACACTTTGATATCTAGTTCTTCCTCAATTTTCTTAAATTCCTGGGCATATGCACTCACAGAGAAGAAATGTTTGTCCGCAGCGGGCCCATGTTTCCATCTAGGGTCACCGAACTTCGCCCATTCGCCGTACAAGTTCCGTTCTGGGAACTCTTTAAGTATATTGACATAGCCCTTTTCATCGACCGAAGCCCATATAGCTGTGTAGCTTCTAGCCCCTGCAGGGTCAACCACCTGGTATACCGTATGGGTCTTTTCAGTTATAGTGGGTCTTTTCCCTGTGACGTGGATCGAAGTGTTGAATAGCGGGAACAGTGTGGTCATTGACTTGACTGGTATCCCGTACGCCCGCGTAAGAATTTCATCGCGATGGCTGTGTTTAAGTTCCTCCGCGATCCGCGCGTAACCCCCGAACGGGTTCAGATCGGAGTGAAAGTAGATGACGCCACATTGCTTCTTAAAGCTATCCTGTACCAGTGGCAGCTGTTCCCCATTCAGCAAAGCCGCGGGGCGCGTCTTGAGCGTCTTAACGTGCTTTAAATAGGACGCAATGAATGGAGTGTATCCGTCAATGGGCGTGAACGTCATTAACATCTTGGCGTTGCGCGTGGCAAGGCGGAACCGCATCGTGTCCACCAGATCGCCATCTTCTAAATATTCGTCTAGCCACAGCCCTATGTTGTGCCAGCTAGCCTCCTTGGAGCCCAGCTCCAGTCCCTCAAACTTACTACGGTTGGCAATGAACTGCGAATACTTATGGAACAGTATTTGAGACCCGTTCTCCATAATGAACGACGCCCCTGAGAACCCCGTCTTTACCTTGTAGTTGATGTACTCCGTCTCTGTCTTGGCACTCTTCTTGCAATCAGGCGGTAGGTTCCGGTACACCGCAGACTGCTGGATACGTATCGAGGCATCCTCATCCTGCGCGAAACATACAATTATAGACCCTGGGTTCCTTAGGGCAGCCCTTACCACACAGCGTGCCCCCCATTCAGTCTTCCCGCTACGATTGCCCCCTAGTGCCATGATACTGAGCGAATCCTCTAGCTGGTTCTCCGCGTGCTTCCAGTGCTCAAGCTCTACACCGTAGTTAAGCGGATCCTCCTCTGCTGCCTTAATGCGCCCCTCGTGAGACTCCCACAGCTGTTCTAGCAGCGGCCTGTCGTTCTCAAGCAACCATTCCATCTCCTCATCGGAGAGCGGCTTCTTCCATACGGGGTGTTCTGTAAACCTAAGCTCCATACCTAATCGTCGTCTTCTTCATCTTCCCAGTCAATGGCATCGAGAGCTTCGCTTAGCGCCACCGCATCCTGCTCCTCCTGCATATCCTGCAAAGACTTAGCAAACAGCGTTTCCCCTATGATGTGGTTGTTGTAGTCGTAGAACAACGTCCCGTCGTCATCCAGCACCACAAAGGCATAGTTACTGAAGTGCTCAGACATTACAGCCCTAATCAACTCAGTCGCATCTTCATTGAATTCTTCTTTCATTTTTTTCCTTTTTTTATTAATCGATGTCTACGACCTCAGCTGTCTTCGCTAGCTCAATCCGCTTCCGTACCGCATCTAGTGTCTCAGCATAGTCCTTGTCTGTCACTCTCTTCTCTTCCACTACGCTAGTCGCCTCTCCCCTAGCTACGCTAGCAGCACGCTCCGCGTTCATTAAAGCTATTGACATCTCCTTGATGTCCTTCGGGCTAGGCACTACGTCACTCTCCGCTAAGTGATCAGCATACCTGTCCTGCATCGTTGTCTGTATGTCATGTAGGTTCAACACCCTATCCGCCGCAAGGTCTCCACCTAGCTTGCGCCACTCGTCCATGTAGTCAGCATACCGCCGTACGATGGTACGTACCGATGCCCTGTCATACCCCATCTCCCTACTAACCCTATGCAATCCCCATCCATTACCATAGTAGTTGTACAGAACCTGCCCTACCTTCTCCGGCAGCTCCCGCTCCAGCCCGCGATGCCCCAAGAGGCACAGCTCGTCCCTACGCTCCCCTATGGCCTTTGTAATGGACTTCTCTAAATCCGATATCTCTCCCATGCCCAACTTCTAGGAAAAGACCCCCCACCTGTCAAGGGTTAGGAGTAGCAGCGCCACGCAGTGGCTAGCGATCAAGCACTATATTATTTTAGAGGGTGGGTTATGAATATATATCTAACAGCGCGAAAAAAGTTGAACCCCCTCCCCCCGGCCTCAGTCCATGAGGAATTAAATCTTTCTGGGTCTGGGTGATACATCTCAGGCAGATATGTTCTAGGGGACTGGGCAGGGTGTGGGCATGGTGTGGTAGCCTAGCGGCTGGGTGTGTGCGGTGGTGGGTGTGTAGGGTGTGGGACGGAGGGACCGGAGGCCTATGCGGACGACTGAACAAGTGTTGTCTCTCTTTAGGGGAAAAGCTCTCTCTTTGCCGCGGATGGGTAGGGATGAACAGAACTAGCTGGGGGTTATAGTATGGTAAAAAGAAAGAAGGGGACGGTGTTGCATATACCGGGAAAGTGGCTCTCTCTTATATAGGGGGGATGTTAGATCCCTGTAGTGGTGGAACATTTGCCGCGGATGTCTTGAAAATAAATGCATAAAAAGAATAAAAGATGTTGCATTAGGTAATAAGTGCATTAGATTAGAGATAGTTAACCAATGAATAAAATGAATAAAACAAAACTTTCGGCAGTGCGGCGGTCCGCTGGGATGATAGCCCCAGTAAGTTCGACTCTTACAATTGCCACCTTTACCACTAACTAACACTAACAACTAACCAATAAGACAATGACAAAGCTCCAAAAGTACAACACAGCCGAGGTTGAGCTCATGCAAACCGTCAGGGACCAATTAAAGTGGTGCTTAGGCGAAGAACTTGGCTTC